CCGCACCGTGGTCTATGACGCATCTGCATCAGAGGCATTGGGTGAGCAAGTTTGGTTTACCCTGACCACCACTTTGTCAGGCTTTGCCCAGTACCGCGCACGAAACATCGTTTGGGCGTATGACAAATGGCTCGTGGGCGACCCTCAATCAAGCAATATCGGCTATTTAGTGCAAGACACCGGCCACCACTGGGGCGAGCAAGTGCGCTGGGAATTTGGCACGCTCATTGTCTACAACGAAAGCAACGGCGCAATCTTTAACGAACTTGAGTTGGTTAGTCTTACCGGCAGCGTGGCTCTAGGAAAGAACCCACAAATCAGCACCAGCTACAGCGTGGACGGCAAGGCCTACAGCCAAGACCGCAGCATCAGCGTGGGAACGATAGGGTCCAACAAACGCCTGGCATGGTTCCAGCAAGGGCATATGCGCAACTGGCGCATTCAGCGATTCCGTGGGGATAGCGATGCCCACATCTCATTCATCAGACTTGAAGCTCAGATTGAGCCACTGGCGTACTAATGGCTACCCAATCCCGCAAGTTAAATTTAACCCGTGACCAGCTTGCGGTGTTTCTTGGCGACCAGCAGCAAATCAGACAGTTCGAGTTGTTATTTGCTACCTTAAACGAAATCGCTAATCAGAATGTTACTGCTGGCCAGGTCTACGCAGGCCCAGAAAGCGGCGGCGCAGCACCACCAGTCTTTCGAGCGCTTGTTCAATCCGATATTCCAGCGGAAGCCCTCACCAAGACAGACGACACTAACGTAACGCTTACGCTGGGCGGCGATCCAGCCAATGCTCTGCTGGCAGCGGTATCGCTCACCCTTGCATGGGCAGGACAGCTTTCCGTTCTCAGGGGCGGCACGGGTCAAACTACATACACCGATGGCCAACTGCTGATTGGGAATACCACAGGCAACACCTTGACCAAGGCCACGCTGACGCAGGGCGCAAACATTACCATCACCAACTCAGCAGGAGCAATCACTATTGCAGTTAGCGGCCTTGGCACAATGGCATTTAAAAACATCGGTGCATCTGGGTCATTCACGACAACCGATTTTAAGACCGTCACCGTGGTCGATGGAATTATTACCAGCATTGTTTAAGGAGCACAGCATGAAAAATTTTATGGTTATCCCCAAGGGCTTTCTAGGCCTTCCAATGGAAGAGGAATTTATCACCACTGCAGAGAACAAGAAGAACTACGCCATTGCGGTTCAGGACTGGAACTACGGCCCTGAAGTGCCAACGAACGAACCAGGCGCAAATAAAGAGTTCTATGTGGGACTGGCCGAGGCCATGCAGTGCGATGAAAAAGACGCACGGCGCAAGCATTGCTCAAACTGCGAGTATTACGACAACAGCTTCATGACCCAAGTCAGGATTGAGCGCATCCCACTGGCAACCTATGACAAGGGCGCAGGCTTTCGTGGGCACTGTGAAAAACTGAACTTCATCTGTAACGATATGCGCGTCTGTCAAGCCTGGGAAGAGCGCGAATCCGAGATGGATTGACGAAATGCCAAAATGTGCGAAAATCAATTCGCTGAGTTTTGGCATCCAGCGGCCTCCCCCATCAAGGAGTTGTGCATGACTGATTGGCTCAAAGAGAACCTGCAAAGGGTTTTTATGCTGCCTGCGCCAGTCGTGGAATGGCTGACTATGGTTTACGATGCCATTCAGGTGTTTGACGATATTGCCGATGGCGATATGGTTGAGCGCAAAGACCTGAATGCGACCATCTGGAACACGCTGGTGGGTATGCACCAGAATTCTTTTTTCCTTGCTAATAGCCATCATTTAGTTCCATTGCTGGCAACGGCAATCATGAAGTGGCAAGCCTCGGACCAGGCAGAGCGTGCAGGGCAAGCCGATGCCAGATCGTTTGTCTGGCGTGCAGGCTATTACGACCTAATCCTGATGGCCGTCTCAATCACGCACGGGCCAGGATTTGCCACAAAGAATGCGCATCTGGTCATGGAGTTATATGGCGAGAAATTTGAAGATTATTTGAAGGAGTTCAGCAATGCCTGATCCAGTCACAGGTCTAGTTGTAGTTGGGAGCCAGATTTTAGGCAGCTCAATGCAAGCAGATGCAGCAGGCAATGCTGCTGAAATTCAAGCAGGCGCAGCCCAGAGTGGCATTGCAGAACAGCGTCGGCAATTTGATGCCTTGCAAGCCCTACTCAAGCCTTATACGGAGGCCGGTGTTCCGGCACTTGAAGCACAGCAAGCATTCTTAGGCCTACGAGGGCCAGAGGCAGAGCGTGCGGCTATCGAGCGAATCCGTGGTGGTGAAACATTCCAAGCACTTGCCGGACAAGGCGAGGAAGCATTACTCCAACGTGCATCGGCCACTGGTGGCCTGCGTGGTGGCAACATCCAAGGCGCACTGGCTCAGTTCCGTCCACAGCTTTTATCCAACCTCATTGAAGAGCAATATGGTCGTCTCGGTGGCATGACGAAACTGGGCCAGAGTTCTGCAGCCGGTGTCGGAGCCGCTGGCATGGAGACAGGAACCAACATCTCTAACCTGCTTGCATCGGAGGGTGCAGCCCGAGCCGGTGGGGTGCTTGGTGAGGCCAAGGCATATGGACAGCTTCTTAATCTTCCAGCCCAATTCCTTGGTATGCAATATGGCTCAGGCGGCAAAGGTGGCATGGGATTTGGTTCACTTTTTGGATAAAACATGGCAACCATCAATCCATTCCAAGGCCCAATCAACTACTCAATTGATGTGCAAAGCCCATTCGAGGCAGCACTTGGCGGCTTCAAAATTGGCGCAGCCGGTGCAGAGGCGCAGGCTCAACGACAAGCACAAGAAAAAGCTAAGACCTATCAAACAGGAATTGATGCTTTTTTTAGCAAACCAGCAGCACAGCGTACTTATTCCGACATCGAACCTCTTTTGGTCGGAGCCAACAAACAGCAATTTGACGCATTGCAAGCCGTTGCAAAAAACATGAGTGACGAAAAGCTGAATTCGTCAAAGCGTCTATATGGTCAATTGCTTGTTTCCTTGGAACAAAATCCAGAGACTGCAAAAACAATTTTGCAAGACTATATAGAAGCAGAACCAGATAAAAATCAAAAACTTGCATTCCAAGATATTTTAAAAGGTATAGATGTTTCCCCTGCTAAAGTGGCTGAACGAATTGAGTTACTTGGTTCTGCGGCTTTTGGAAAAGAATGGTATGAAGGCATTACAAGTGTAAGGGCTGAGCGCAGAACGGCAGCAGAGGCACCAGCGGCATTGACTAAAAAAGTTGCAGATGCTGAAGCTGCTGTTGCTGATAAGGAAATAAAAGTGGCTGAAGCCAAAGGTACTCCCGCCAGATTGGCGGCAGAGCAAGAGTTATTAGTTGCAGAAGCAGAAGAAGCAAAAGTCAAAGCTGAATTTGCTAGAGCCAATCAGGTATTGGATGTGCAACAGAAGGGCGAACAACTTGGCTTGACAAAAGCTCAGGCAAATCAAGCCATAGCCATGACTAAAAAACTTGGCAAAGAAACACAAAAGGCCACACTAGAACTTGCGGCACTTAAAGCCACTGGTGGATTTGATCCTGAGAAAACATTTGCTCAGGAAGAAAAAATCCGAAAAGAATGGCAAAGTAGAAGCAAGGTTTTTAGCGAACTCGGAGGCACATTTAATAATATAAAAGCATCGGCAGACACAGGTAACGGCCCTGGCGACATTGCCTTGATTACTAGCTTTATGAAAATGCTTGATCCAGGCTCAGTCGTGCGAGAAACAGAATTTGCTACTGCACGCGACACGGCTGGACTATTTACACAGCTAGAAAACAGGCTACAAAACGCCAAAGATGGACAACTTCTTAACCCAGCACAGCGCAAGGAATACGTTGCACTCTCTCAGAAATATTTGGAATCAGCCCAGAAAAAAGCAGGCGAGGAAAAGAAGCAGCTTTCTGTGGTTGTCAAGAACTACCGCCTCAATCCTGAAAACGTTTTTGGACCAGAGCCATCTTCAGTCGCAGGCGGTGGCCGCGGGGTAGTCAATCCAGAACAGCGCACCGTAACGGTGGACTACTGACATGGCCTATTCCATCACTACTAAAGATGGCATTACCATCAACAACATCCCAGATGATGTTTTGCCAGATTCTCCCGATCTAAAAGCTCGGGTCGCGGCAATTCGTTCGGGCGGTGGTGCGGCAGCTCTTGAACCACCAGCACAGCCGCCAAAGATGGGATTCTTGGAAAGCATTGCAGAATCAATCACTGGCCGACAACGTGCAACACCTGAGACCCAAGCCCTGCCTGAATGGGTGAATATGCCAGAACTCAATCAGTTGAGTGTGGCCGGTTTCAAAACCGCACTTGGCACACTGATGAGCGCCCCCGAGGAAACGGTACAAGTTTTGCAGGCTAACTTCCCTGGCGTTCAAGTTCGTAAGGACGCAAAAGGTAATTACCTAATGCGTTCGTCCCTTGACCAAAAAGAGTACGCAATCACCCCAGGTCTGACCTTTGGCGATCTTCCACGCTTGGGTTCAGCACTTGCGGCATTTACCCCAGTAGGCCGAGCAGTCACGATTCCTGGCGCAATAGCTGGCGCTGGCGCAACGCAGGCAGTCATTGAAGCAAGCCAAGCGGCCACTGGTGGAAAGTTTGACATTGGCGAAGTTGGCATGGCATCTGCAACAGGCCCAGCAGGACAGATTTTGCAACGGGTTGTGCCTCCAGTTGTTCAGGCAGTCAAAGGCGGCATCCAGCGCATGACAGGCCCAGGCCGAGCGCCAACACCTGCGGCAGCACCAATGGCACCAGGCGCACCAATGGGCACAGCAATGGCCCCAGAAGCGCCTCCCCCAATGGCCGCAGCAATCCCAGAGGTTGCGCCAGTGGCCCCAGTCGCCCCCGTCGTGGCTGAAGTCACGCAAGAATCAGTTAATGATTTAATTCAAAAAGCAGCAGGCACAGGCTTTGGCTCAAGTGGCGCACGCGACCGCCTGGCCGATCTTGCTCAGGTCAACGTAGCAGCCAAAGAAGCAGCCGACCGGCTCGGCATCCAATTGCCTGCCGACGTGTTCAGCGACAACCCACAAGTCCGCGCAGCCGCAGGCCTGACTCGTTCAGCCGCAGGAGGCGAGGCCGAAGCAGCATGGCGTACTACCGTTTCACAAGCCGTTGACAAGGCCGACGATGTAATCAAGCAATTTGATGCTCAGTTTATTGAAGGAACAATTGCACCTGGCGTGGTCTCGCAAAAGATCAAAGACTCGCTGACCAAGACCAGATCAGACCTCAATACAGCGGCTGGCAAAATTTACAATGCAGTCGATGAGGTGGTTCCAAAGACATCGGTTGTCGAACTTCCAAAGCTCAGAACAACCCTTGATTCTGTCAAGGCCGAGGTGGGCGAAACAGGAATGTCCGCAGCCGAGCGCAATCTATCCAAGATGATCGACGAAGGAAACATCACCTATGGTCGTTTGCAGCGTGAAAAAGGTTTGATTGGCAAAGCCATCAACAAGATGGAATCACCCTATGGCAGCATGGCCGAAGCAGACCTTAAACGTCTATATGCAGCACTGGCTGACGATCAACTGACAAACGTGGGCAACATCGGTGGCGAAGAACTGCGTCGGCAACTGCGTGCGGCCAATCTGATCTATGCCAAAGAACGTGCCTTGGGTAAGCGCATCGTGAATGCATTTGGCCAGGATATCGAGGGCAGCGTGGCCAACAAGATGCGCACCGCTATCACAGGCGCTGCCAAGGGCGATGCAGGCGAGTTCAACCGCCTACTCAAGACCGTTCCAGAAGATTTGCGCAAGGAAACCGTGGCCACTGCGCTGGCATCCGTCACACGTTCGTCAAGAGGCGCTGAGAAAGGTGGATTCGGATTCTCCGAGTTTGCAACCATTTATCCCCAGCTTCGTGCCAATCCTCCTGTTTACAAGACCATTGTGGACACGTTGGGCAAAGACTCGGCAAACGTGCTGCGCGATCTATTCGAGGTCTCTAAACGCATTACAGACGCACGGGCGCAGGTACTTACTACCGGCAAGGCGAACCAAGCCTTTGCAAATCCTGAAGGTCTGATTGGAAAGGTAATGGATAGCACCATTACTCAACGCATTGTTACAACAGTTACAGGCTTGGTTCCGGGCGGTGGAGCAGTGGCCCCTGACATAATAAAATTTATGTCAACTGGTGCAGAAGATCGAGTCAAAGCAGCAGGGAAACTGTTTGCTGATGAGGCATTTCAGAAACTCGCAGTCGATGCAGCAACCAGTGCTGCACCCAGTGCAGCCACCATTCGTCGCGCAGCCATGTCACAATCCTTCCAGAATTTTGCAGATGCAATTAAACTGCCGAAAGCATTGGACGCAAGGATTCAATGGTTGCAGACAGCAACTCAAGCCGAGCGCCAATTCGACCAGGAGAACCAATAAATGTCCGCACTCTCGATTCAAGTTCCATTTCCGGTTTTTCAAGACCGAGATGGTCAGCCCCTGGACAATGGCTACGTCTGGATCGGCACTGCCAACTTAAACCCACAGACTAACCCTGTCGTGGCTTACTACGACTCTGCGCTGACTATCCCAGCAGTACAACCACTGCGCACGCTCAATGGCTACATCTCAAACGCCGGTACGCCTGCGCAGGTCTATGTTGACGCAGTGAGCTTTAGTATTTTGGTGCAGGACAGCAAAGGCTCAATGGTCTACAATTTTTCAGATGGCACTGGCATCAGTCCAAATGCGGCTGGTATTGTTTACGACCCGTTAACAGGCCCAGCAACTACGGTGCAGGCTGAGTTGCGCGCTTTGGATTTAGCAGATACCACATTTGCCTTGAAGGGCGCTAACACCGACATTACCAGCTTGGCAAGCCCTGCTCTTGGGGACGCTACTGCAACAACTCAAGCCGCTGGCGACAGCACCACCAAGGTGGCAACAACGGCTTTTGTGGCTACGGCTGGCGGCTCTCAAATTCAACCGATTTCTGCGTCTTTGGCGGCAAGCTCTCTAACTATTTCTGCATCTGCTCTAGCATTAAATTTTCGATCAACTACTTTGGGCAGTGGCACTGTAACCACAGTATCTGGAACCCCAGCAAATTTGGTGGTGCCAAGCGCAGCTACATTGGGCACGATCAACGCAACACAGTCAATTTTAATTGTTCTCGCACTTAACAACGCAGGAACCCTCGAACTTGCTGTTGTCAATATAGCTAGTGGCGTCAACTTTTCAGAAACAGGTGTAGTTAGCACAAGTGCTATTTCGGCAGGAGCTACATCTGCATCTGTTATTTACAGCACGACAGCGCGTACAAGTGTGGCTTACCGCGTCATCGGATACATTGAATCAACTCAAGCAACCGCAGGTATTTGGGTTACTGCACCAAGCACAATTCAGGGGGCTGGTGGGCAAGCATCAATATCATTAGCGCTGAATGCTAGTGGTCTTGCAGCGATGTTTGCTGCTCGTGCGTGGGTGAACTTTAACGGTACTGGCACTGTGGCGATTCGTGCATCTGGAAACGTCAGCAGCATTACGGATAACGGGACAGGCAATTACACGGTCAACTTCCTTAACTCAATTTCTGATGCAAATTATGCAATTTCAAATTCTATTGGGCGAGATGGTACAGACACAACAAGTCTAATAGGCATTATTAGCGCCTCGAGATCAACTACAGGTTTTGTTATTCAAGTCTTTAATTCGTCATTTTCAAATGTTGATTGCGGTTCCGTTAATGCATCTATTTTCCGTTGAAAGAAAAAAATGACCCAACGAATAATTTACAAAACAGCAGATGGCGGCGTGGCAGTAATTATCCCCGCTGATACCGTTGAAGCCTGCATGAAAGACATTCCTGAAGGCGTTGAGTACGCCATTGTGGATACTTCAGACATTCCGTCAGACCGTACATTCCGAGGAGCATGGATATGGGAATCGTAATTGACATCAATAAAGCTAAAACTATTGCCCATGAAATTCGACGTGCTGCACGCTCTGCTGAGTTTGCGCCGCTGGATATAAAAGCTACCATCCCATCTGAGGCTGTAGCTGCTGAAACTGCTCGCGCAGCTATCCGTGCCAAGTACGCTAATATGCAAACGGCAATTGATGCAGCATCTACAGTTGATCAAATTAAGATGGCAATGCCATGACACTCGCAGCTATCACCTTTGATAGTTGGAGCCTTAAACAATTAAATTCAAATGATTAAAATCAACTTCATTATTAACGGTTTCTCAGACGCTCTGCACCTGGCCGACGACCATGGCCTGACCGACGCTGAGATTGAGGCAATGAAACAGGCACGGTACGACAAGTGGAAGGATTTCGTTGACAACCCACCGCCTGTAGTTGACGAGCCTATTGTGGAGTAGCTATGGCAAACAGATTTTGGGTTACAACAGGAACTACGGGCGGCACTGGAAATTGGAGTGATATCCAAAACTGGTCTACTAGTTCTGGTGGAACGGCTGGAGCGTCTGTGCCCGGGGCTGCTGATAGCGCAAGATATGATGGAAATTCTGGTACTGGCACAGCTACGCTTGACATTAGCCCAACTGTTCAATCTCTGTCTTTTGCACCTAGCACAAGTTTTGCTGGTACGTTTGCGTTTGGCACTAATACCGTTACGCTAAACAGTACCGGCACGATATTTGTTGGTTCTACGTCTATGACGGTTACTGGAACACCGCAGGTTATCCTCACTGAAACCGTACCCAGCGCAACAGCTAGGACAATCAGCCCAGGCGCGGTAACAGAAGCCAACAGTATTTCTTTTAGAATTACCGGAAGCACTGGCGCATTAACATTGAGTACTGGGTCTTATCTCGATTTGGATTTTACTGACGGTACAAACCCTACAGGATACGGTGGCGCATTAGGAGGCAATTCCCCTACGGTCTATGGCAGTTTTAAAGCCTCGACCAACATGACACAAACTTCCACTAACAACGCGGTTACGTTTTCCGCCACATCAGGTACAAAAACCATAACCACGGCTGCTGTTGTGTTTAACCGCCCATTCACCTTTAACGGTGTAGGCGGCTCTTGGCAGCTTCAGGACGCACTGACTTCTGGCGCTACTCGCACTTGCACGCTGACCAACGGCACGTTGGATTTAAATGGCTACACGCTGACTACTGGAATATTTAGCTCCAGCAACAGCAACACTCGCACATTAGCATTTGGTAGTAGTGGCTACATTAGTCTTACATCAGCATCAGCTACTACTGACGTTACAATTTTTAATACTAGTACATCAACTAATTTTACCGTTACTGGGCCAGACCCATATATTGATGTTGATGGCGCTCCTACTTCTTTTGTTCGTAGCATTTTACCCGGAGAAACTTCTTTAGGCGGTTCCGCATCTAACGCCATAAGTTTTTATATTAACGCAGGTTCTGATACTATAAATTTTGGAACCGTTAACTGTGTTGTTAATGATCTTGTATTTGGTACTAACGTAACCTTAGCTGCAAATGCAGCGCTTGAAATATACGGCTCATATAGCAACGGTAATTATGCAACAATTACTGGGGGAACAAATGCTTGGACGTTTAGAGCAACGTCTCTCAAAACTATTAATTCTGCTACTGCTAAACCAATTAATAATCCAGTTAATTTTGACGGTATTGGTGGGATATGGGAAATAGTTAGTAGTCCTGTAGTTAGTGACGCAGTAACTTTAACAAATGGGACTTTGAAAATTCAAAACGGCACTACACTTACTGTAGATTCATTTGTTACCAGCGGTACAAATCAAAAGTTTTTGAGCAGCACAAGCCCAGGGTTACAGGCCACCATCAGCGCCGCAAGCGGCACCAACTCGGTAAGCTACCTCACCATCCAAGACAGCAACGCTACGGGTGGGGCTGAGTGGGACGCATACACAGGCAACTTTAATGTTAACGCTGGAAACAATACCGGATGGAATTTTAGTCAGTTTGGTAACAAATACATTTACACTCGCCGTAAACTAAAGCGGATTATTTTTTAACAAGGAATCGTTATGTCAAACAACAGTCAAATCGCTTTTGCGCCGCTTGGCGAGACCATCGTAGTCCCTGCGGCAGCTACCGCCCCTGCTGGGGTCCAGGCGCTGGTTAACGCAAGGCTAGAGGGTCAAGCCGCAGGACAGTATCGAATCGTCAACGCAAGCGTTAACACGGTGTTTTTAGGTGTTGGCACGACTGCGGCCTCGGCTACAGCAAACGCTGTGGAGCCAATTTCAGGAAACCCAAGCCCAGCCATTGTGCTTTTGGCAGGGGCAATAGAGATTCTGCGCTTTACAAACACGGCATATTTCAGCGGCCTTGCATCGGGAGCATCCACCGTCTACATCACACCAGGCCAAGGTCTATGAGTTATGGACAACCAGCAACTTCTAAATATTGGACTCAGCACCGTCATGGTCGTCATTGGCTGGTTTGCCCGTGAGCTTTGGGCAGCGGTCAAAGAACTGAAAACAGACCTGTCTAGAATGCGCGAGGACTTGCCAAAGGTCTATCTTGCCAAAGACGATTACAAGTCAGACTTGAAAGACATACGGGACATGCTGGGCAAGATTTTTGACAAGCTGGACTCAAAACAGGATAAATAATGGACCCCTTCACAGCCTTTGCCACCGCCCAGGCTGCGATTAAAGGAATCCAAGCAGCCATCAAAATGGGCAAGGACATCGGCGCCATAAGTGGTGACCTGATGAAGTTTTTTGAGGCCAAGGATGTTGTTGCCAAGGCCGCTACAAAACCTAAAAAGACATTTGGGAAGTCGGACACCGCGCAGGCGTTTGAGACAGTCATTCACGCCAAGCAGTTGCAGGATGCCGAGAACGAGTTAAAGCAAATGCTAATCTGGTCGGGCCAAGCTGATGTCTGGCAAGCAATAATGGTGGAGCGCAACAACATCGTGGCCAAACGCAAGTCTGAGGAGATTGCGATGGAGAAGGCCAAGGCAAAGCGCAAGCAAGAAATTGAGGAAGCCATCACAATGGTGTTGCTGGCCATTGCTGGCGCTGGTCTGGTGACCTTGGTGGCCTGGGGCACTATGGAATACGTTGACTTTATGGAGAGACATTGATGGAAACTCTACTCAATTTGC